ATAGAAGAGGAGAAGACCATGCATCAGAAGATGTATGAGATTGCTACTAAGAATGGAACCACTCTCACTATGGGAGGTTCTGAAGAAATTCAATAAATTATGTATATAGTTGATAATTTTTTTAAAGATCCTTATAGAGTAAGAAATATCGCTTTAAAATCTGAATATTTTTCTTGTAATGATTTTTATTGGCCAGGGTATAGGGCTGATATTCCTTCTTCTATTGGAAATGAACTTGAATTGAAGATTTCTTCTGTTTTGGGAGAAAATGTATCAATGAGAGAAGGATCTTTTCAGTATTGTGATAAATCTTGGGGCACTGGAGTACCTCATTTTGATTCTCCTCATTATACTTGTCTTACTTTTTTAAATTTAGATGCTCCTTCCAATAGTGGGATTGAAGTTTATGATGATCGTCATAAGCAGGAGTATGCCCCATCAGGTTATGAGACTGTAATAGGAACACCTAATGGGAGGAATATTCAGGTGTTTAATAATGATAAAGTAAATTTTTATAGGAATAGAAAAAGTCTTATTTCTAAGATGATTTTTAGAAAAAAACTCAAAGAATATAGAAAACTTTTTGTGGATCCTTGTATAGCATCTAATAAATTTAATAGAACTGTTGTGTTTGATTCTTCTAGAGTTCATAGAGCGCAAGATTTTTTTGGAACTAATGTTAATAATTCTAGATTGACTATTATTTCTTTCTTTGTTAAATCCAATGAGTATCGACCACATTTTAGTAGATGAAAGTGACAATTAAAGAAGTGACCATCTAAGGGATTAAATTTTTTACTTCCCCTTATAATAAATGCAGTTGAAAATTTGACATGGGTGAAAAGAAGATTCCTTATGGAGAGGGTTGGATACTCCCTGACAAAAAACAATACTGGTTTATGAAAAGATCAGCAGCAGATGTTGAAAT